TATGGCTGTTCAGATGGTAAAAACACCTTTTACAAAAATGTCGTTTACACCCGACGTGCCTTCAAGCGCCTTGAGTGCCAATGAATACAATGCAGGCTACAACGTTGAAACCAATGTTCGTGCAATAAATTCAGTATTAGGTGAGCAATACATTCTTAGCCAAGTGCCGGGAACAGCAATTTTTGTTACATCAGGGTTTGGATACAATGATGTATTTTGGTTTATTGTAGCAACAGAGGGTGGTCAATGGTATGCTATCGACTCAGCTGGTATTACTAACATTACTCCTTCAGTAGGCACGTTTTCAGGTTACAATGCCAACACAGTGATCACAGCCAGCTGGAATGGTCAAGTGGTATTTCTAAATGATCAAATCAATCCACCTATGTATTTTTATCCAGGCGCCAGTGGTTGGGGACAGATACGTTTATATGACAATGCTCCTGACAACTATGTTTGGAACTATGAAGTTGGATTTAACGGCAGTGGCAATATTGTTCCCTTGTATTCAAGTGTAACTGCCGGATTCCTGCGTGTCTACAACAGTCCAAACGTAGGATCTCTATTGGTTGCCGGTAACCTAACTGGCAACGTAAATGCTAACGTGGTTCCAGGCGGTGGCACAGTTCAAAGCCTACCAACTACACTATTGTGGAGTCAAAACTTTGGTCTTAATTCAGGACCAACCACATGGGCACCTACACTGACCAACGTAGCTAACCAACTAGAAATTGCAGTTCGTGGCGCCTTAGTTGATGGCTTTACACTCAACGGTAATTTTTACATATTCAGTTATTGGGACTGTGTGTTAATGAGTCCTATTTCATATACATCTACTTCCGCTCCTGTGTTTGCATTTACCAAAGTCACAGATGGTCGTGGTCTAATCAACGAAAACTGTTTTGCTATTGTTGACAACACAGCCTATGGTGTAGACGCAAGAGACATTTGGGCATTCAATGGTCAAAACTTTACACCTATTGGTGACCAACGTATTAAAAACTATTTCTACTCAAATTTGAATCCCAATTACACTAACCAAATCTTTATGGTTCATAACAGTAAAAAGTATCAAATTGAAATTTACTATCCAGATTTATCATCTACTGGATTCTGTAACCAAATGCTAAGTTATCGTTATGATCTAGACTGTTGGAATCCTCCACGTCAAGTGGCTCAAGCTACTGCGGCCTGTGAAAGCCCAACTTGGTCAGGCACTACACCTAACCTAGCCAATCGTTGTGTGGTCTACAGTTCAGGTGCAGGCAATGTGCAGTTAATTGAAAAAGACACAGGAACCAGTTTTGTTACTGGTAATATTGCTAGCCAATTTGAACGTGACAACATTTCATTTGGTCAAGACTATTCAGCCAGTATCCAAGTGCATCGCGTGTATCCAGAAGCATATGGCACTGGCAATATCACTGTTACCGTGGGTGGTAGTGACAGCGTTGGTAGCACTAGCGTTTATAAACCAAGTGTTAATGTTGCAATACAAACAGATAATCCATGGGCACAGATCAACCAAAATGAAAAACGTATTACCAGCGTTAAATTATCTGGCAACAGTAGTGTAGACACTTGGCAATGTTCAGCCCTTAACTGGCAAATAACCAAGGTTCAAGACACAAGATAATGGCTACAAATTTTGGATTAACTACTTCTACACCACCAGTCAATGTTATACAAAGTATCAACTATTTGTTAGCAAGTGTTGGCACGGTCAATGCATCCAGCAATGTAAACCTTGGTAACGTTGTTCAGGTCAGTAGCAACAATGCTATTTTTAGTAATGTTGGTATTATTGGCTATGTAAATGGTTATATGGATGTCAAGTATGCTAACTCGGCTACTGGATCATCTGGCTTTACCAGCAACAGCACCATGGCCAATTACTATGGCATCTACAATTCATCAACCAATACAGAAAGTTCCAACCCCACAGACTATCAATGGACACAGGTTGTAGGTGGCTTTGGCACTACCAAAGGCCTATGGTATACTACCAGTGGTGGCAATACTATCAGCTTTCAAGTGTCTCCCACAGCACCTAACCAATACTATCAACCAGTGCCAGACAATGTGCCTATTGTGTTGGCAACTATTTCAAATAATTTAGTAACAACAAATAGTATTCAATCACAAGCAGTGACCAATGTGCAAATAGCCACAGCCACAATTACCAATGTGCAAATTGCGGCCAATACTATTACTGCCAACAATATTCAAGCTAATACTATTACAGCACAACAAATTGCTACAGGCACTATTACCGCAGATAAAATCGCAGGCAATGTGTTAGTAGCTAATACTATTGTCAGCACAGGTGCAACCCTAGAAGTTAATTCAGGAAGAGGTTTTTGGTTTGATGGTAACACTGGTAATGCTTATATGGGTGGCAATACCACTATTGGAACCAATTTAAAAGTTGGTAACAATGCTGTTATTGGTGGATTTGCAACTATTGGATCAAATGTCAGTATTGGAGGTAATTTACAAGTAACGGGTCTTATTACATCAGGTGCATTTAATGCCAATACAGTTCCTAGATTGGTTATGCAACCTAACAGCGTAACATCGACTATTGTTACATCAACAACATATCAACCTAGTTTTAGTTTGACTGTGGGCGGTGGACCATACTATTATCCACAAATGGCTGCTAATGTAACACCTAACTTTTCTACTCCTTATGGTGTTACTTTTCAAAACGTTATTGTAAATGCACAGGCAAATTATACAGTCACAGCAAGTGGATCAGGAGCACAACAACCATTGTTATCAGCAACAGTGGTTAGATATTGGTTTAATGGAGTAACTTATCAATACGATCAAATCTATTCTGCTTACAGTTTACCTATACAACAAAATCAAGGTGGTGGCACTAGTCAAACATGGTATGGATTTGTTAATTTAACTGTGCCTGATGTTTTACCAACTTCAGCCGGAGTTACTCCAGGAACTACCTATAGCTATTTCTTACAATTTGGTTATGCTCTTCCATCTTTGACCAGTGGTTCGCTTAATCTTTTAAATGGCCTATGCCAAGTAAACAATTTATTAAGATGATATATACCAAATACGATCCTGCTACCGGGCAAATAATTCAAACATTGTCAATATCCGATAATGATTCCATTGCGGCAAATTTACCTACTGAACATTATGTAGAAGGATATTATGATGGTGATAAACATTATATTGATATAGCAACAAAAACAGCAATACAAAAAGATGATAAACCTCATCCTTTGGCCAACTGGGATTATACTTCAAAACAATGGTTAATAGATTCTACAACAATTATTAGTCAAACTAGAAATATTCGTAATGATCTATTATCTCAAATTGATCGTGTAAATCCTGTTTGGTATTCTACACTAACTGCTGATCAACAGAATCAATTGATCGCATATAGACAAGCATTATTAGATGTGCCACAGCAGTCAGGATTCCCTGCGACAATTGAGTGGCCTACAAAACCTACATGGTTATAATCCGGTAAATACTACTATGGCCACCTTAACTACTTCACAGATTCCTAATTATAACTATCTAACACCAGCACAGCAGGCCACGGTTAAAAGTGCTATTGCAGCCGGTCAAACAGCGGCTGTTATAAACAACTTTGTTCAACAATCAGTTTCAGCCAATTATACACCAACATCTACATTAGATCCCACAGTGGCACAACAGTATGGAATTACTGGCACTCAATTTCAGACCATTAATCCATCAATGCCTAATTATGTTAGTCCACAGACTCTACAGGTAGCGCAACAACAAACACAAAAGATACAACAAACAAATGCTGCACAGGCCGCATTTAAATTGCCAGATCCTACTACATCTAATGGCACAGTGACCAGTCCCAATGGCACACAGTATGTGGCTATTCCTGCTGATCCTACTACAGGTGCTCCAGCACAATGGTATCAAATTAACTCAACAAATTCAGGCAACAACTATACTCCTGTTGGCCAAGATTTAAAACCTGCTACGGGTGCAACTGGTCCTGTAGCACCATTATCACAACAACAGTTTACACAAACACAAAACGCTACCACAACGGATCTTGCTACTGCCAAACAACAGGCCTATATATCAAGTTTACCATATACTTCAGTAACAAACGTTGATCCATCTACTGGACAAACTTCTGTTGTAAAATATCAAAGTGTTGATCCAACTGTGCCAAACTATGCATCACCTGCTAGTATTCAAATGGCACAACAACAGGCCACAGCTAATCAAACAGCTTATCAGGCCGCACAAGCACAGGGACAACAACAGGCACAGGCAGTTGCTGCCTATCAAGCGGCACAAACTGCTTCAGCACAACAACAGCAAGCGCCAATACAAGCACAACTAGCTGCCAATCAAACATTAACTACACAACTGCAACAACAAGAACAGGCCGCACAAGCACAGGCACAACAATTTGCTGCACAACAAGCACAGCAAGTAGCGGCAGCACAAGCCGCAGCTCCTGCAATTGAAGCCGCACAGCAAGCACCAGAACAAGCACAGTTAGCCGCTAATCAGGCCTATGTTACACAACAACAACAGGCACAACAAGCGGCACAAGCACAAGCACAGGCACAGGCTCAACAAAATGCACAAGCAGTTGCGGCTTATCAAGCGGCACAAACTGCTTCGGCCGCAAAACAGCAAGCGGCTGAACAAGCACAGTTAACAGCTAATCAAGCATTTACTAATTCTGAAGTAGCTAGAGGCAATAATGTATTAACCAATATAACAAATGCTCCTGCTTGGACTGGATTGGTCAATACCAATTTAAATCAAAATTATAATCCAATAACAATGGGTGGTTTTAATGCGGCCACTCCAGCATCAGTGATACAAAATTATCAAAATCCAAATGGTAATCCATTGGGAGGTATTGGTGATTTATTTGCTAGTCTTGACAAAGCAGTTGGTAAAATTATTCCAGGTGGTTGGGGAACCCTAGCAACTATTGCTGGTAGTATAGTTGCTGGACCACTGGGAGCCGCTGTGGCTAATGCAACAGCCGGTGCTGTCAAAGGTGAAACACCAGGACAAATTCTACAAGGTGCTGCACTATCATATGCAACAGCTTATGGTATACAAGCCCTAAGTGATGCACTAACTCCTGCAGTTACTGAAGCACAAACTGGCATTGCCAATGGAACTATAACTCCTAGCACTGACCCAGTTCCTCCTGCTGATATTACTACTGCACCAGATGGTTCAACAACCATTTCAACTTCTAGTGGTGTTAATGCCACAGTTGATCCCGCAGGAACTGTAACAACTACAGATCCATTAACCAATTCAACTATAGTAACTAACCCCACAGATGGAACAGTAACAACAACAGATGCTAGTGGTGCAACATCTACACAACCAATTTCTACCACAGGTCCAGTGGCACCTGCAAATTTACCTGCACCATATAATTTAACATCAACTGGTGTTGTTAGTGATGCTGAACCAAATACATTATTAGATTCTAATTTTAATCCAACCAATGATCCAAGTGCTGGACAATATGTTGTTATGAATGGTGGACAAACAGTTCCATTAGATCAATACAATGAAGCTATTGCTAGTGGTCAGCCAATTAGTATTGATGGTAATATGCAGACTGGTGTTACTGTTCAATTACAAACAACACCAGAACCAATTCCAACAACTGGAGGCACAGCACCTCCACCTGCTCCAGCAAATCCTTCAGAAACAGTAGTAAATTCTGTTTCAAACGCAGATGGCACAGTAACAGAAACTATGGCAGATGGATCTACAGTGACCAGCAATAGTGCTACTGGCGATGTTGTTAGCCAAACTCCGGGCACTGGTGGATTAACTGTTGGACAAGTCCTAGCAGGAACAGCCGCAGTTGGAGGCACCGTTGCAGCAGCCGCAGGCGGTGGAGGTGGCGGTGGTGGTGGTGCTACTACTGCACCAGTTCAGCCTGTCAGCCCAACAGAACCAAATACAGTAACAACCACCAACCCAAATACTGGAACCACAACAACCAATGCTCCAAACGGTGCTTCAACAACTACTGCATCAGATGGCACTACAACAACTACTAGTCCAAATGGCACTACCAGCACTACCGATGGCACTACTGGGCAAACTACAACCTCAGGACCAGTTAG